TGGGGAGTATTTCGACCGAATGAAGGACAGGATGAGCATTTGATATTACTGGATGCACAACGTGGACGATGGGACTTTCCTGAGTTGAAGGCAAAAGCAAAAGAAGAATATAAGTACTGGGATCCAGATATGATTTTAATCGAGGCAAAGGCTAGTGGTACACCGCTCACGGACGAATTGAGAAATATGGGAATACCCGTGGTCAATTATACACCGAGCAAGGGACGAGACAAACATACTCGTATGCATATGGTGGCACCGTTATTTGAGTCTGGTAAAGTGTGGGCGCCAATGAAAAGTTTTGCCGAAGAAGTGGTGGAGGAAGTGGCGGCATTTCCGAACGGCGATTATGACGATTATGTGGATAGTATGACGATGGCTCTTATAAGATATCGTAAGGGTGGGTTCATAAGACTTGACAACGATGAAGAAGAAGAGGAAAGTATAAGGGTTAATTTTCGTCAATACTACTAGGAGAAAAGTATGGCACTTCCAATATTAGGTTCCGCAGTAAGTCTTGTAGGAGACTTGGCAGGATCTTGGTTAAAAGGAAGAGTGGCAAAACAACAAGCCGAAACAGAAGCTAAAGTAGCACAAGCAAAAGCAAAGGCGGTGGTATATGAAAAACAAGCGACTGGGGAACTGGACATGGAGCGCTCCCTCACGGAGCAGATGGGGGGCAGCTGGAAAGACGAGGCGTGGACGATATTCTTTATTGCCGTACTTACTGCCTGCTTCTTGCCCTGGACACAAGAGTATGTTCGAGAGGGTTTTATTTTTCTTGATACTTCTACTCCTGATTGGTTTGCTAATTGTATTTATATTAGTATAGCCGCAAGCTTTGGATATCGCATTGGCAAAGCAGGAGTTGGTATGATCAATTCAGTAAAACGTGCACCATCTCAACCAGTGAAAAAAAAGAAAGGATAACGTATGGCAAAAAAAATTGATCCAAGTCAGATAGACAAATCAATGCCAGCGATGGGAGAAGAACTCGTCATTGAAGGTGAAGAAGAGGAAGTAGAAGAGGGCGAAGAAGGCGAAGAGGAAGATGGTCCGATTGAAGTGATTGAAGAAGAAGAGGACGGCTCGGTTGTCGTCAACTTCGAAGGAGCAACACAACAGGTTATGGCACAAGAGCACGATGCTAATCTTGCCGAGATGATTGATGCCAGAGTTTTAGAAGAGATTTCAAATAATTTAATTTCCGATTACGAGGGTGATAAGGAAAGTAGACAGGACTGGGAAAATGCATATGCAGAAGGACTAGAGCTGTTAGGTATTAAGTATGAAGAAAGAGAAGAACCGTTTCGTGGATCTTCTGGTGTAACACACCCGTTAATATCCGAAGCCGTAACACAGTTTCAAGCACAAGCGTATAAAGAATTATTACCATCAGGTGGGCCAGTACGAACACAGATTTTAGGAGCGACTACTCCAGAGGTAGAAAGTCAATCACAAAGAGTGCAGGACTTTATGAATTATCAGATTGTACACGTTATGGAAGAGTACGATCCTGAACTAGACCGATTATTATTTTATCTACCGTTGTCAGGTAGTGCGTTTAAAAAAGTATATTTTGATGAGACACTCGACAGAGCCGTATCACGTTTTGTACCTGCCGATGATTTAGTGGTACCGTACAATGCGACAGATTTATATTCTGCTACGAGAGTAACACACGTGTTGCGTGTTTCTGGTAACGAGATAAAAATTCATCAGGCGACTGGCTTCTATAGAGATGTAGAGTTACAACCATACACAGAAGATGATGAAGTAAAAGATAAAGAAAGAGAACTCAGTGGTGTAGAAAAAAATGGAAGCGATGAAGATTACACCTTGTTAGAAGTACACACTAGTTTAGACCTTGAAGGGTTTGAACACAAAAGTCCGATTGATGGAGAAATGACAGGGATTAAACTTCCTTACATTGTGATACTGGATTTAGAAAGTGGTCAGGTGTTATCGATCCGTAGAAACTACAAAGAGGGCGATGAATATTTTAAGAAGCTCCAATACTTTTCACATTATAAATTTTTACCAGGACTTGGGTTTTACGGTTTTGGATTATTACATATGATTGGTGGACTTGGACGATCTGCCACTTCTATATTACGACAGTTAATTGATGCAGGTACTCTAGCTAATTTACCTGCTGGATTTAAAGCAAGAGGAATACGTATACGAGACTCTGACGAACCACTATCGCCCGGAGAGTTTAGAGATATCGATGTTCCTGGTGGAGCATTAAAAGAAAGTATTCTACCTCTACCCTACAAAGAGCCAAGTGCTACATTGATGCAACTTTTAGGATTTGTGGTACAAGCAGGTCAAAGATTTGCAGCGATTGCAGATATGCAAGTAGGTGAGAACAAACAAAATGCCGCAGTGGGTACAACGATTGCGTTACTTGAGCGTGGCTCAAGAGTAATGTCTGCGATCCACAAAAGAATGCACTATGCACAAAAACAAGAATTTAGAATGTTAGCAAAAGTGTTTGGCGAGTCTCTTCCACCAAGTTATCCGTATAATGTTTTTGGCGCAGAAGCGATGATAAAACAAATGGATTTTGATGACCGAGTAGATGTAATACCTGTATCTGACCCTAATATATTTTCTACGTCTCAAAGAATGGCATTAGCTCAAACTCAGTTACAACTGGCTCAGTCTAATCCAGGAATACATAACTTGTACGAAGCGTACAGAAGAATGTACGAGGCTGTGGGTGTCCAAAATATCGAGGCAATCCTGCCTCCTCCTCAACCCCCACAGCCTACTGACCCTGCTATAGAAAATGCAAGAGCAATTGCAGGTCAAAACATTCAAGCGTTTCAAGAACAAGATCACGATGCACATATGGCATCTCACATAAGTTTTATGAAAACACCTGTTGTTGCAAGCAGTCCGCAGATTTTTGCCTTGCTTTTAGCTCACCTTTGTGAGCATATTGCTTTTAAGGCAAGAGGTGTTGCAATGATGGAAGCTATGACAATGGCACAGCAGGCACAACAAGCTGGCCAACCCGAACCTTTGGTTGATGGTGAAGCAAAAGTTGCCCAGTACATATCTCAATACACTGAGGAAGTACTGGCTCTTTTTGCTCCTCCTCAGCAAGGTCCCGATCCGCTTGTTGCTTTGAGAGAGAAAGAGTTAAACATTCAGGCAATGGATATGCAAAGAAAAGCTATGGAGTTTGATGCTAGAATGCAGTTCGAAGAGAACAGAGAAGATGGCAGACAGGATATTGCAAAAGACAGGATCCAATCTGCTGAAGATATAGCTCAGTTAAGAGCACAAGTTAATCGTGAACGCTTTGAAAATAAAGGAGGCTCTTGATGGGCAAAGTTTCTACAAAAAACAAAAAAAATAAGACTAACAAAACAATTGATAAGATGATGGGTTTTCCTATGGAAAAAATAGAAAAACTCATTGAAGAAGCAAAAGAATTAAGTAAAGCCAAAAAATACAACAAAGGAGGAAGTAATATGGCGAAAAAAAATTTTAGTAGTAAAGAGTTAATGATGAAAAGTCAGTACGCTCAAAAAAATGAAAAACCAAAAAAGAAATTAGCAGATGTTTCAAAAGAGGATATGATTAAAGCAGGCTTTAGTTCTTTTGGAAAAGAGTCTCTTAGAAAATATTTAAATATGAAAAATAAATTAGGTAGAAAGCCTACAAAGAAAGATTTTGAAACAAAGAAAAAATCAACTACAAAAACTATTAGTTCAAAAGCTAATCCTTTGAAAAAATTTACTACTCCTGTTAAAAAGCAAACAAAAACAAAACAGGGTGAGCAGATTAAAAATATGGCACAACAGAAAATGACTGCCGAAGATAATATAGGAAGACAGATTGCAGCCGCTAAAGGTAAAAGCAGTATGAAACTTCCTACAGACACATCTTCTTATCAAAATCTTAACAAAGGTGGTTTGCCTAAACTTAAAAAAATGAACAAAGGCGGAGTTTTTAAAGGAATTTTTTAATGGCAGTAAACTACAGAGGAGAAAAATTTTCTGGTTATAACAAACCAAAAAGAACTCCGGGCAAAAAGAAAAAATTTGCCGTGCTTGCTAAAGTAGGTGACAAAGTAAGGTTAATACGATATGGTGACCCAAATATGAAGATAAAAAAGAACATACCGAACAGAAGAAAAAGTTTTAGAGCAAGACACAAATGTGATAGTGCGCCTCCTTCCAAACTAACTGCAAGATATTGGAGTTGTAAAAAATGGTAAGAAGAGGTGGAATGAGAACTCAGATGGCAAGACAAATGGGTGTATCTAAAAACAAAGCAGATGAGCTTTTAGCAAAAGCTAAAAAAATGAATGACGCAGAAGGATTTAACATAGGAGGT